TTTATAGATTATATAAATAAAATAAAAAAACATTTATCTAATCCAAACAAAACATGCGATGAATATTTTAAGTTTTATATGGAGATAGATTCAAATTATCCATCAAAAAATTTAAGTTATGATGAAGAATATTTTGTAGATGATATTAGAGAAGTAACGGAATATACAGAATATTGGAATAAAACTAAACATTTTAAAAAATTAGATGAAGAATTAAAAAAAGTATTAGCTAAATATGGTTATTAAAATACATGAAGTAAAATCAATAGAAATATTAGATTAGAGCAACTGCAAAAGGTTGCTTTTTTTTTAGCTAATTAAGGAGGGATAAATGATATTAGATAAAGACTTAATAAGGCAAATACTACTGTATGTTGAAGAAAATGGAAATGATAAAATGCCAGTATATAACATTGAAATTGACGGATATACAGATGAAGAGATTAAGTACCATTTTAAAAGATTGCTAGAAGCAGATATTATTAATGGAGAAGTTGTAGGACTTCAAGGCAATAAGATTAGATTTAATTGTTTAACTTGGTATGGTCATGAATATTTAGATAGCATAAGAGATAAAGGATTGTGGGAAAAAGTAAAAAGAGATATAGAGGTTTATGGTGTCAAAAGTGTTACTTTAGATATAATAAAGGCTTATGCAGAAAAAATAATTAAAGAAAAATTGGGAATATAAAAAAAATATTGTCTTTGTGGCTAGACGTTAAAGAAGCCTTTTTTTAGTGCATACAAAAATCATAAATAGTACCAGAACTCACTGGAATAAAAAAGAAGAAAGGAATGATGAAAGTATGAAAGAAGAAATATTGAAGTTAGGAATTGAAGAAAAGGTAGTAGAAGAATTGCTAAAAATAATAGGTAAGAACACAGTTCCTAAAAATCAATTCAATGAAGTGAATGAGGTTAAAAAGCAACTAGAACAAAAAGCAACAGACTATGAAACACAGTTATCTAAGCTAGCTAAAGATAACAAAGGTAATGAAGAGTTGCAAAAACAAATAAGCGAACTTCAATCACAAAATGAAGCTAAGGAAGAAGAATATCAAGCTAAATTTAATCAACTAAAGCTTGATAATGCACTTGAATTAGCTTTAACAAAAGAAGGAGCAAGAAACAGTACAGCAGTTAAAAGCTTACTTAAGCTTGATCTTATAAAAATGGACAATGACAACTTAATAGGCTTATCAGAACAATTAACAAAGTTAAAAGAAACTGATGGCTATTTATTCGAGGTACAAGGAGCAGAACCAAAACAAGCTACACCTCAAGGATTAGCACCAAAAGGGGCTAATGGAACAGACAATTCAAATGTAGATATTAATAAGATGACATATGATGAATTGTGTAATTATTATAACAACAACAAATAACAAGTAAAGGAGATTTTAAGACATGGCAGAATTTAATTCAAAGACATTCAATGCAGAAGCATTTGGAAAATACATGGAAAGAATACCAGACACTAAAAAACAAGAACTATTAAGAGCTGGAGTATTCACAGGAGATAAGAATATAAGCGATACATTCGCAACACAAACAGGACAACACTATGCAGTAATTCCAATGAAAGGGTTAATCGGTGGTACACCATTAAATTATGATGGTAAAACAGATATAACTGCAGAAACAACAAAAACATACACACAAGGTGTAATAGCATTAGGTAGAGCAATGGCTTGGTATGAAGAAGACTTTTCATACGATATAACAGGTGGAGTAGACTTCATGGGAAATGTTGCTTCACAAGTTGCAGTATACTGGTCTAATGTATACCAATCAATGTTACTATCAATACTAAAAGGTGTGTTTGCAACTAAAGATAAGGAATTTGCTTCACATACTTACGATATATCAGACAAAACAGGTGAAGAAGCTAAGGTAGGTGCAACAACTTTAAACTCAGCAACTGCTCAAGCTTGTGGAGATAACAAGAACAAGTTCGATATAGTTATAATGCACTCTGTGGTAGCAACAAACTTAGAAAACTTACAAGTATTAACTAACTTCAAAGTTAATGACGCTAACGGAATGCAAAGAGATGTATCACTAGCTTCATGGAACGGAAGAACTGTATTCATTGACGATTCAATGCCAATGGAAAAGGTTGCTGGTGGTTCTACAGGACAAGATACATACAAATACACAACTTACATCTTAGGTAGAGGAGCATTTAAGTTCGCAGATTTAGTAGTTAAAGTGCCAAATGAAATGTATAGAAATCCATTAGTACACGGTGGAAAAGACCAACTAATAACTAGAAGAAGATTTGTAATAGCACCGTTTGGTTTCTCATTCACTAAGACTGATACAGTTTCTCCATCTGACAAAGAACTTGAAAAAGGTGATAACTGGGCATTAGTTAAATCAACTGATGGAGATAAGATAGATGTTAAAGCTATACCTATCGCAAGAATAGTTTCTAAAGGATAATGTGAACTAATATGGATAAGGAAGATATACTAGCTAAAGCTAAGGCAGGGCTAGTAGAATATAACATAAATTATAAAGATAATAATTTTTACTTTGATTTAATTGATAGTGTGATTAAAGACATACTAGACTATATAAATCAAGACGAGTTGCCTCCTAACATTATATATATAGTAGTCGAAAGATTGAAAGGGTATATATTAGAAGATACCCTTTTAAACCTTTCTAAAGATGAAATAAAAAGTATATATGGGATAAAAAAAGAGGATAACAACACAATATCTAGTGTTAAAATAGGTGGAGTATCTACAACATTTAGTGATAAATCTAGTGAATCATCAAAACAAATGCAATACTTCTCTGACTTAAAAAAACAAGTCATAGAATTAAAAGATTATGGAATTAAGCAATTGTCACGATACAGAAGAATAAGTTGGTGGTAATTATGGATTCAATAACACTAGAATTAGTAAAAAATACACTTAATAATAGTTATACAGACATCGCAGATATATTTGTTGTATCTTCACAAGAGATAAACGGCATAACATATGATGACATAGAAACAAAATTAAACCAAGAACCTATTAAGTGTTTGCTTGACTATAACAATAATAGAATAGCTAAAGGTGTAGTATTAACTTCTGAAGTTGAGGCTACACTCTTTTTAAACAACGATATAGATATACCTTTAAATTCTAAGATTGTAATAACAAGGTTAGGACAAGTGTACAAATATAGGAGCATGGCTATAGCAAGAAAATATGAAACACACCAAGAAATAGACTTAAAAGCTATTGATACAGTTTAATAAGGGGGGTGTTAATATAAGTTTTAACATTAATATCAAGGTTGATGAAGAACTAAAAAAACTGATAGCAAATTCAAGCAAGATTGAAAATAGCCTAAAACAAGCTAGTATAGGCTTAAATAAAGAATTAACCGCTAGAACATATGCAATAGTTAAGAAGAGAACACCAGTTGGAATATATAACCCTATAATGGTTAATGGTAAGGTATACAACGGTGGTAGGGTTGGTGGTACACTGCGTTCAAGTTGGCAAATGTCAACAACACAAACAAGTAAAAGTATAACATCTAAGATATACAACAATACAGAATATGCAGAGTATGTCGAATATGGACATAGACAACAAGTAGGCAGATTCGTACCACAAATAGGTGCTAAGCTTAAGCAACCATTCGTTAAGGGTAGCTATATGCTTTCTAAGTCATTAATCGAAATTAAGCCACAAGTTGACACAATAATTCAAAAATACCTTGATAGAATTAAGATATAGTAATAAGGTGAAAATATGAATTTAATAGAAATAAAAAGTAATCTTGCACAATATATTAAAAGCAAGAATGAGAATATAACAGTATATTCAGAAGATAAAACACAAGGAATTAAGTACCCTTGTATGTTTATTAATCTAATAGAATCAAGCAATTTGAAGATTGCAAATATTAATTATGGGAAAGTGTACACACTTGATTTAATATATATAGAACAGGCTATACCTAGAGATAATTATTCAAGCATTGAAGATATGCTAAATCAAATAAAGATAGATAATGATAGTGTATACATCGAACACCAAGAAAGTACAATAGTTGATAAGATACTACATCATCAAATAGAAGTTACAGTAGTTAACAATAACTTAAGTAACATAGAAACTAGCAATACAACATATAAGCTAGTGGTTGATACGTTTAAACTACTAGGTGATAATGTGTTTTATCAAGTAGGTAACTTAAAAGAATTAAAAAATGGTATATTCGTTGTTGAACCTACAAGTGTTGAAACAAGCAACACCTCAATCAATGGTAAAAAAGAATATACACGAAACATAACAATCAGATATGCAACAACTAATGAAACAATTATAAATTCTGATGTTGCTAGTATCTTAGAAGATAAAATTGATATTTTATTGAAAAAGGTATTACAAACAAACAAAATTATTAAGGCTAATTATGAGTTAGAATTGAATAATATCAGTGGAGAATATAAAGGTATACCAGTTGCTACATATCAAGCTAATTTAGAAATTGTAGAAAGGAAGTAATAGAAAATATGGAAACAAAAGTATTATTAGGAATACAAACCGAAAAAGGTACACCATCAGATAAATTAACAGTGTTACCTTTCACAGACTTTGGAGTTAAACCTGATGTAAATAAGATTGAATCTAAGGTATTATCTAGTGGTAGATGGACTAAGGACACATTCGCTGGTAAGCAATCAGTTGCTGGTGACTTAGGAATTGAACCAACAATCAACTCACTAGAGTTATTATTGCAAATAGCTGGGTTTAAGAAAAATGCTGATACATACAAAAGTGGTTCATTCGATAAGTATGCAACAATAGTTAATGACTTTACTAATGATGGATTACACTTAAAATATGAAGATTGTTTAGTTAATACTATAACAATAACTGCACAACAAGAAGCATTTTTAAATGTTAAAACATCAGTAATAGGAATGAAATCAAGTGCAAACGATGGTAAATATACAGGAACATCAGAAGAATTGAAAGATAAAGATTATCCTTTAATATGCTATGGTGCTAAGCTAATATCAGAAGGAACAGACGAATCAGCAACAGTAGAATCAGTAGAAATCACAATTAATAATTCATTAGAAGGTAAAGGTGGACTAAACACTAGATTTAATACTAAGATAGTACAAAATGGTAGAGGTTCGGTTGAGGCTACAATCAACTTTAATTCATTCGATAAGGCTAATTACCTAAAAGCAATGAAGATGTTAACAGATAATTCAACAATCAAATTGCAATTAGAATTAAAAGAATCATTAGAAGAATCAAAAGGTAGGAAAATGACAATAGAATTACCTAGAGTTAAGATGACAAATGTTGAGTTAGGAGACCTTGAAGGTGCTGGAACATTAACAAGAACAATGTCAGCATTACCAGTTAATGGCGACCCTATAACATTTAAAATTGAAGGTACTGAAATAGCACAGTAAGTAGGTGAATAATATTGGAGAATAAAAAAAATATACCACCATTAAAAGATAAGGTAGCAACAAATGCTACCTTTTTTGGTGATGAATCGAATAACGGAATATTAGTTGAATGTGTAGCTAGTTTTGGTAATATGATGAACTATAGAAATGCACAGATACAAAAAATTAGAATGGAAACAAAAGAAGATGGCGTGCCATCAACAGTAATTGAACCATACAGTTATGAGTTCACAGAATCTAAGGAATACAAGCTTGTATTTTCACAAACACTTAAAATTATTGTAGATGGGAAAGAGACAGACAAAACAAAAGAAAACTTTAATAAAGTATTAGATAGAGAAAAGAAAGTATTTTTAAAAGCCTTAACAGAAATATTAGAAAAAAGTGATGATGTGGGTTTTACAATATCGCAACTTGCGACAAATTAAAAGAAAATTACTATAAAGCATACAAAATAGGAAAGAAAGGGTTGAAAACGCCAAATAAGATATATGACTTATATATTGAAGATATATCAAGATATATGAGATATTTCAGATTTGATGGTTTCAATGGAAGTTGTAACTTGCAATTTCTACCACTTAGTAGGAGTTATGATGAACACCCTTATTGGTTAATAATGAAATTGGAAATAATATTAGAAATAATAAATAAAGTAAATATGGAAGAGAACAAAAAAGAAAAATAGAAAGGGGGTATACATAATATATGGCAGATAAGAATTTTGGTATTGAATTTAAAACAATGTTTAAAGGTGGTGGTTCTACACAGTTCAAAAAATCATTATTAGATATTGAAAAGCAACTAAAAGAGATTGAAAGCATAAATAAACAGTTTGCACAATCTCTAGTTGATGTTGATGAGAAAATGCTTAAGATAATATCTACAAACGAGAAACTAGCAAATAAAATGCAAAAAGTAAAGCCACCTAAAGAAGCTACAGAGGGTGTGGAAGGTTTAAAACAATCATTTGATAATTTAATTGGAGCAGTTAAAGGTTTTTTAGCTTTAGAGGTTACAAGAAGAATAATTGAAATAGGTAAAGCTTGTCTTAAGGCTAGTTCAGATATGACGGAACTACAAAATGTTACAGACCAAGTATTCGGTGATATGTCAAAAGAGGTGCAACAGTTCTCCGAAGATATGGGTAATGCTATGGGTCGTTCAACCTATGCACTTCAAAAGTATACATCGGATATAGGTTCAATATTCAAGGGATTAGGTGGAATATCAGAAGAATCAACAAAGAAGATGAGTGAAGATTTGGCAGCCTTAGCAGTCGATATAGGTTCATTCAAGAATATTGCAGACGACCGTGTTTTTACTGCGATAACTGCTGGAATAGTTGGAGAAACTGAACCTTTAAAAAGATTAGGTATAGTAATCAACGAAAATGTTATGGCAGAATACGCACTAACTAAGGGAATAAAAGAAAACTGGGAATCACTAAGTCAAGCAACGAAAGCACAATTAAGATACCAAAAAATAATGGAAAGTACTTCATTTATGCAAGGTGACGCCGCCAGAACAATTAACACATACGCTAACCAACTAAAAGTATTCCAAGCTAATACACAAGAATTAGCAAAGGCAATAGGTGACAAGCTTGTTAAATCATCTAATGGTTGTTTAGGAGTAATCAACAACTTAACAGAGGGATTAACAAGATTTTTCAGTAGAAAGTCAAGTGCAGACTTTGTTAATGAAGCTATAGGAGAACTTAATGATGTAAAAAGCTTGTTATATGAATATAAAGCATTGTCTGAAAGTCAAGTGAAGAACACTAAAGATAGACAAAGAATGCACGCAATAGTTGAGCAATTAAAAGCAACATATCCACAAGAAATGGCAAATGTTAATGCTCTAACAACTAATTATTATGAGTTATCAAGTGCAATAGATAAGGTTACTGATTCCATCGAAAAGAAGATGGAAACGGCAGAGAAAGACTACTTCAATACACAAAGATTGAACAAGCAAAAAGATACCATAAAAGAGTTGGAAAAATCGGCTAAATTAGTGAACGAAACATTAGAAGGTATTACAAAAGAAATTAATACTAAAGTGCCTGAATTAAGGGTTAAGTTCAATGCTGATGATTTTTTAAAAGAGTTCAAAAATGGTACAGTTCATTCACTAGAAGATTATATAAGGAATAAGTTCCCAAAAGAAGCAGAAAAGGCTATAAAACAACTTGACGGTGGTGTTTTTGATAAACTCTTAGGTGGTAAGCTTCAACAAAGAGAACATAGTTATTCAGTTATAGGGCAAGAATTACACCATCAATCCGAAATATTAAAAAGATTTGATGGTAACTTGAAAGAAATTGATTCTAATCAAAAGTTGGTATCAGCTAATAGCAAAAGCATGTACAATTCACTATCTAAGTCACTTAATTTCAGCAATGAGATTGCACAACAAAACAATAGAAGAATAATTGAAGAATCAAGAAGAGCAGATATTGACAGAGCTAAAAAAAGTGGACAACTTGTAACAACAATTCATGACGCCAAGAACAAGACAATAGATGTAGTGGTTGGTAACGATATAGGTTTATCAGCTAAAGAGACTTTGGAAATTCTTAAAACCCAAGGAATTATTGAAATGTTTATCAAAGGTGTCAAAACAACCTTTAAACAATTAAGTGATGGAAGAATTGAACAATCAATAAGTAATGGTAGTAATAAGCTAGGTTACAAGGTTGATAGTCACGGAAGATATGTAAGAGATGAACAAAAGAAGATTATATCAGAAAAAGATTTTTTAAACGAATTAAAGAATAATCTAAAGAAAGAAACACCTAAAATACCTCCTAAACCTAAAGGTTTCGGCAAAGGAGCAGGTGGTGGTGGAGGTGGACACGGTAAGCCGTCATCAGGTAAAGGTGGTGGAAGTGGTAAGGCTAAAGGCAAGGAAAAGGAAAAAGACAAATGGGAACAAATGCTAGACAACCTAGAGAAGAGTTTGAAAGATTTGTCGACACCTTTAAATACTAAAATCACACCCAAAATAAAAGAAGTAGCAGAAAAACTAAGAAAAAAGCAAGATGAATTAACAGAATGGCTAGTATCTGTAAGTGAGATTAAAGGCTTTGAGGCAACAAAAGAGAAGATAAAACACCTTGAAGACCAATTAAAAGTAGCAATAGACCTAAAAGATACTAACAATGTCGAAAAGATAAGAGCAGAAATCAACAAGTTAAAGGTTGAAAATGTTTTACCTGAACTTTTTGGGTCAATTAACAAGGAACTAGAAGAGAAGATAAGACAAGCACAAGGTATGAACATGAAAGCCGACACAAAAGATATTGAAACAACAAGAAGCAATATCGAAAAGTATAAAGCAGAGAAGATGAAGTTGTATAAGTCACAACTTGAAGATGGCAATCTAAGTCAATCGGAATATATAGACAAACAATTAGAATTGCACAAAGAAATAATCGAAATATATAAAAAATATACCGATAAAGCAGGAGAAATTAAGGAATTCATAGAACAAAAGCAGTTAGAAGTGCAACAAGTTACCGATAATATACAACAAGGTGTATTTATTGCTAACATAGAAAATGCTATCAATAACGGTTCTACAGAGCAGTTAAGAGATGGAATTGTCAAGGTATATGATGAAGCCTTAAACAAGATACAACAAGCAATAATAGAAAGTGCAAAAAACTTAGATACTAAAGAATATTCAGAAGCACAAAAGCTATTAAGTTCTAAAGGTGAAGAGTTTAACAAGATAGCTAAAGAGATTAGCGAAACAGGGTCTAAACAATTAAAAGCATTGCTAGAATTAGTTAAGAACTTATTTGACTTAAAAGAAGTTAGAAAAGCTAAAAATTCGTTAACAACATCTGAAAAAGCACTTAAAGGGCTTGATGTTGTTGGTCAAACTATAAAATCTATATCAAGTTCTATGAATGGTAAAGGTAATGAACTGCTTAATGGTGTATCTAAGATGATTGATACTGCAATATCTATATTCAATAACGTGCAAAAGGCAATGCAAGCTAAATCAAGCGGTGATATGTTTGGAATGTTTGGTTCAATAGGTGGAATAATAGGTTCAGTAGTTGGAATTATAGGTGGAATATTTGGTTCTATATTCGGTGACAATGGTACAACACGTGTTAACGAAGAGAAAAGAAAAGCAATAGACAAGTATAATGAAGACATTATCAAGACTAACAACAACTTAAGAAGTTCTATGGACAACCTAACGCAAGAAATGAAAACGTTCGGTAAGACTTTAATTCAGTCATTATCTAAGAATACATCAAATGAAAACTTAAAATTAAGCCAAGATATAGTGTCAGAATTAGTTAGAACCTATGCTAATAGCTTTAATCCTAACGTAAGCACTACAATATCAAGAGAGAAGTTAACTACTTCATGGTGGGGATTATCTAGTCATAGAGAATATTTAGGGACTGAAACTGAACAAAGAAGATTAAGAGAGATATTGCATATACCAGAATTTGATAATGCAAGTGACATAATGAGATGGTACAGAAATAATAGAAATTCATCATATAGTGGTAATTTCTATGACCCATCAGGTACTAGAACAGGACTATTCGGATTATTCGGTGGGGATAGTTTTTCACACAGTTTGGTAGGAACTAACTATAACCAAGTATTGAATATGCTACCTGCATTCGCTAATTCAGTTAATGCATTACAAAAATTATCAGCTAACATTAAGTCTTATGGAGTATTAGAAAGCTTTGAAGGTGTGTCTGTTACTACCGCAGAAGACAAAAAAGACCAACTAAGAACAATGTTTAGGAAGTTAGCAGACGCCAGTGGACAAAACTACTTAGAAATGGCAGATAAGATAGAACGTAAGCTAGATGAATTAATAAAGACAGATGATGTAATAGTAACTGCCTTTGATGATGTCAGAAATGGAATAACAACACAACTAGCACAAGGTAATAATATCATAGATGGTTTAGCTACTGCATTACAAGGATATTTCAACAAGATTAGAAACAACATAGCTAAAGTTAAGTATGACCTAGAATTCAGAGACATGCAAGGCTTTGAATCTAACTTTATTGAAAAATTTAGAAAAGTGTCAGAAGAATTGAAAAAGATAAGACTTGAAAATGGTAAGACATTGAAAGACTTAAATCCTAAGGTTCTGGACTTTAGAGACCAATTCAGGCAATTAAACAGAATAAGCAAAGTGTCTACAGATATGCAGAATATCATCAAGGAATTAAGAAGACAAGCAAAAGAAGAAGGATTGTCAGAAGAGGTAATAGACAAGATATTGCCTTTAGGTAAAATTGCAGATAAGGTTAAGAACATATCAGAAATGATTAAGAATGCATTGACAGTCGCAATAGATACTAATTCCTTTGACCAATTCAGTATGAGCCTAGGAGATAGCTTATACAAGAGTGTCAAAGAATCAATAATAAAAGCATTCGTTGAAACTACAAAATTCCAAGAATTGTATAAAAGGTATATGGACACAGAAGAATATGACAAGGAAATTCAAAAAGCTAAAACTATGCGTGAAGCATATGACACAATTCAAAAGCAACTAAAGAAAGCAGAATTAATGCTTAAGGCAGAAGGATTAGGATTCAGAGAAACCAATGCTAGTAATGGTGAATATCTAGGTGGATTAACTGCTAGACAATCACTACCTGCAACAAGCAAGCTTTTAAGTGGTAGTGTTGGAGAGATAAGCACAACAGTTAATATATATAACAACGGTTACTTATCAACTGACAGTAACAAGTTCATAGATGATATGACTGACCAAATAATTAAAAAGATTGATGAAAGAAAGAAAAAAGAAGTGTAGATAGCAGTATTAGATGTTATCTACATTTTTTTACATTTTATATGAAAGGGGGTCATTAGAATTGATAAAAGTAAATGAAGAATATATGCAACTTACTAAAGATGAATACAACAATTATCAACATAAGTATAAGATTATTAACTTAACACGTAATAAGATGAACCTAGAACCATTGCTAATAAGCGAAAGTTTGAGAGTTAATAGGTTCTTAAGAACTGCAAGAGGAACATTGACACCAAACAATGTTAAGCTACAATTCGAGGGTAAACAAGGCAATCAACAAGACTTTTTAGTTAAGGATTTCTTAAATAGATATAAGGACTTTCCAAACATGAGATGGAAAGACATAATAACAGTTGAATTTATAGAAGAATATTTAATAAAAAATCAAGATATTATTGAGATAATAGATATATTTAACGGAAAAGAAATTACAATATTTAAAGGTCAAGTAAGAGAAGTAACCAGAATTGACACAGATAACAGAAGAACAATAGATATAACCATAGAAGATAATACTATAAAAGGTTATGAAAATACATTTCCAGAGGAAAAAGTATATGAAAATCACTATATATCTAACAACAATGAAAAAGATAGGTCAATATTACATATTCTATCAAAAATGATAGGATTTAGTGATGATGAACTACATATAGCAGATGTTAAGTTCAAAGGTGGTGAATATATCATAATTCCATTAATTAAGTGCGAAAAAGGTAAAAAGATAATGGAAGAAATAGCAGAGATAGTAAGAGCAATATATGGTAATATATACACACTTCCTAATGGTGAACTTAGAATAACAAGTGACCTAGATAAGTCTTACATAGAAGATACTAAGATAACAATTGGAAGTAAAGATGGTAATTATCCTGTGTTAAGTTTTATCGAAAACACAGAAATACAACCAAAAGAAAACAAGGTTGAAGTTAAGTATAATAATGTTGTTAAACATGAAAGACAAGCAGTATTCGTGCTTAGTGGTCAAAATGCAGTTGTAAGTGAAGATGACGCAAAGGTTAAAATTCCTAAAAATAGTGAAGGTAAAGAATGGTGGAAGATTGAACTTAATAATGTAGTTAACATTGAAAGAACACCACAAATAGTAGCATACAAAATTGAAAAGCAAACTATTGTTAAAGAATTACCACCTAAACCAAAACCACCAAAAACAGAGAAAAACAAAGTCAAGGAATACATCAAGACACATACATTAGGTGAATTATCACGTAATGAGGAATTACTTGATTATATGTATAATCACAAGAAAGTTTTAAAACCTGCTACACCTGGAAGAGGTGGTAGTCCTAAAGATACAATAACAGGTGAGTTTATATTCCTTGAAGCTAATCCTAAGTGTTTTATAGCAGATGGTAATAGATATAGAGATGGAACGGAAATTATAAAGGGATTAGGTAACATAGGTGATTTAGGTAAAAAATTCGCACTATTTAAAAGTTGTAGAAAAGTATGTAAATCACTAAGAGTTGACCATGACGAAGATGATTATATATACTACTTTGATTTAGGGGAAGATGAGGTTGTAAATAATGAAGATACAGGAGTGTTAGAACCACAGTTTGAAACTAAAGAAGAGTACACAACAAAAGAAGTAGAATATACTGATTATGAATTATTGTGGGAAGATAACGGATTAAATGCTAAGCTAAGATTTAATAATAAGAACGATTATGATATTTATATTAAAGAGTTCAAAATATATGGTAACCCTATTACTAATTTTAAGGATAATTCAATATTATATACCGAAATAAAAGGAATAAAAGACTATAACCTTAAACAAGTAACGAACAAATACATCAATAGCAAAGAATTAGCAACAGAAATAGCTAAGCACACATACTATAATGAATGTAGAACATATTCAAGAGTTAAGCTACAAACTAATAATATGCCTTTCTTATCACTAGAAGATATAGTACACCTTGACTATAACAAGTACAAGGGTGATTATCAAGTAATAGCTATAACTCAAACAGAAAGCTATACAGAATTACTATTAAAGCTATACAGAGAATACCAAGCATACGCAGAAAACTTTATAACAGAGATTATAGCTAAGAATAATAAAGACTTAATAGAATCTAAAGTTAATATAACTAAGGAAGAGAAAGAAAAGATAACACAAAATGATAAGTCTATAAAAGAATTAAAAGCAATTGTAGATGATTTAAAAGCTAATACCAATACTAAACTTGATAAAATATCTGAACAGATAAGTGCATTTACAAGCTTTTTAGAAGAATATAAGAAGATAGAACCTAAACTTAACAAGATTGTAGCAAACTTTAATGAAGTTGATTATATGACCAAGAACGAAGTATTAACAGCATTACAAAATGTTACAAACAAGAAAGAATTTGATACATTATTTAATTCAAAGAGAATTAAAAGAATGATAGTTAATAATCAAGATTTAATGCTTGCAGTATCAAAAAATAATAACATATTAAATGTTATGTATGATAATTATAAGAAGATAAATAGTGGTGCAAGACAAAGTGTAAGTGGTGGTAAGTATATCATATTAGAAGTATCAGGTAGCAATACTTACAGTAGTAGTTATGGTGAAACAAGACGTAATGGTTCAAGTTTAAGTAGTTGGGGCGACTACAAAGGCAAATTCCAGTATTTCAAGAATTTTCCAAACTATGTAGATTACATAAGAAACGATACAGAAAGTGATGACTGGGTATATTATTATGATTTTGAGATTTAAGGAGGTATAAATGGCAGAAGAAAATAGACATATATTTAACAATTTGACACAAGTAGAAAAGATAAAACCTAAAATTGATAATCCGATAATTGTTGAAGATGTAACATATAATTTTAGTGACTTGATTGAAAATGAATGGATTTCACACTTCCCGCAATATTCTCACAGAATGCGTAGTACATTCGTTAAAGGTGCGGGGATTGTAGATGAACACCTAGCTAATATCAATCAATGCTTGATACAGTTAGAAGATGAACTATATAGAGTGTATGACAAGCTTAGTGATGATAAGAAAGCAGAAGTTACAGAGTTCATACAAGCAAGGCAAAATGAAGTTAACACCTTCATACAAGCAAGAAAAGACGAGGTAGCAAGCTTTATCAGTGACAGAAAAACAGAGGTTGCAGACTTTATAAAAGACAGAAAGAACGAAGTTGCAACATTCATAAGCGAAAAGCAACACCTTGTTGATGAGTTCGTACAGGCTAGGCAGAATGAAGTAGCAAACTTTATTCAGAGCAAAACTAATGAAGTATCAAACTATATTAGCCAAAAAGAAAACCAAATAACAAGGTTTATTGAAAACAAGGATAATGAAATAAATAAAAGAACTGAAACCTTAGATAATTATACTAAAAAACTAGAAGGTAAGATTGAACAATTCAATCTAGTTATACAAGGTGGAGAAGCCACAGAAGACAAGCTAGGACTTATAAGGTTAAGTACAATAAGTGAGCAAGTGCAAGTAGCAACGGTTGAGAACTTAAAAAAAGCATTAATAACACCTAACTTCAAAGACACAACACCTGTTAAATGGAGTGTTAACCTTACAGTACAATATGGTAGCAAAGAAAAGAAAATAGTAGCAGATAACCTAAATAAAACTAAACTAGATTATGTGTTTGACAGTTCTAATTATTCTGAATTTGCAAATTATTACAAGCAAACTGAAACGATAACAAGAGCAGATGAAGAAGTAAAAAATGTAGATAAAACTATATACTTAAAACTAAAGCAAGTAACTGTAAGATGGCACGTAACAAGTGAAGATGGCAAAATAAACAAAACAATAGAAGAAGTAGTACCTACACAAGATAGTACATTTATTTATCTGTTTGACCCCTCAAAATATACTGAATTAGCAAAATATTGCCTAACGTCTGATTTGAACGCTGTTTCAATAGAACCAGACAAGAGTGAAGTGGTAGAAGGTATTATAAAATTACAATTGAAACAAGAACACCCAAGCCCAGAACCAGAACCACCACACCCAGAGCTAACACCTGAACCACCCGTACCAGAGCCTGAAAATCCATCGGGGGGGGATATGAGTTCTACGGATGAACTGGGAGAAAAACTATTAGATGAATTTGAAGGTGGAATAATAAAATCTGTGCCTTTAAAATACAAAGGCAAAAAATATTCTGTAGGTCTCGTAAATAGAATGAATTTTTCTAAAAAAACTCACCAAGGACTTTCAAAAGGGAAAAAAGTAGAAAAAATAAATATAACTTCAATATTAAAAAACGGAATAGAAATTAATCGTGAAGTGGTGTTACCAAATATGAACGAAGTAAATGAAAAAGAAGTTACAGTTTCTAAAATAAATGAAGTGAAAGGTGAAACAGAAAAAATAAAAATAAAATATGCTAGTTTAGGTAATGAACTTTTTATTGTCAAAATTTCTGATTTAGGTTATGTATCTAATTCATTGTTACTTGCTTCAAAACTTTCAAAGGATACTGTAAATACTACAAATAATATTTTTGAAAAATTTTTAGCAATGGAAAAACCTTGTCCAGTTAATACGATAACGGATTTATTTAAAAGTTTATCAAGTGAATTAAAATCAGATTACGATATAGCACTTTACAAATGGTTTGGAGAATTAAGCAAAATTGTTTTAGGAGAAAGCATGATTGATATTTCAATAAAAGAAAAAATTCAGTATGAATTTGAGAAATTAACATTTAAGGTTACCCAAACCGATTTTCTAAATGAGGATAATAGCTTGAAGTGTATAGACTATGAAATAACAGGAGTAATGGGTACTGATTTTATTTTACCATTCTGCATATATGAAGAGATAAAAGAACCAGACACAGATGACGAAGATAGACCATAAAAATATTACAAAGAAAAGGAGAAAAGAACATGAGTAAAAAGATAGAGCTAGGCTTACTAGCAAAGAGTATAAAAGCAATACTAGGACAAGACAAGAACATTAAGATTTTGAATGGGAAGGATAGTGTTCAAGTAAAAGAAAACGATATATTGATATATGACGATGGAGAACAATTTTATTTCTACAAAGTAACTAAAGACGGTTCAATCAAAATCCCAACGGAAGAATATTGTGAAAGGCTTTCGTTAGGTAATGGTGGTGGATTTAAGTGGAAAGATTTAAAAAAAAAACTATGATTGGAGCAATATTGAAAATAGCATAATAAATAATCATAATTTTGGAGATTATGCAAGAACTATAGGATTTAGCAAAAATAGTGGACGTGAAAATACTTATGAATTTAGTGACCACTTATACGATAAACAAAGAATAGAGTTTTTAAAAGATGGTAAATACTTATTAGAGTGTGCATATACATATTATAAATTTGATGACCAAGGTAGTACACCAGATTATTTTGGCTGCGAAAACGAATTAAAACTAATTGATATTGACAGTAAAGAAAGGTATGATATAAAGATTCCTAATTTAAACTTAAATATTCCAAAATGTATATTCAATAAAGAAATAACGGATTTTCAATTTAACAACCAAATAACATACAGTAATAAGAAGTTTTTGGATAATGTTCCTTATGGTGGAACAGTACCGTTATTTAACCCTAAATATGCTAATGAGAAGTTCTATAAAGACTTAGGGTTTAGCCGTATTGATATATCAAAGGATTGTTATGATAGCAGTCACGAAGATTGCACTACATGGTCGGATGGCTCCAAAACTTGTAGCACAGACTATGACTATACAGTTTTTAGGTATCGATTATACGCTTACATTATGTTTGGTTTTTTTAAAGATGATTTATTTATGTATAATGATAGGTATGTAGCATCTAACGGTTACTATGGTGGATTCAATAGAACAACGGATTTAAACGGCAATACTATACCTCTAATAGATGTAATGATGATAGGTGTAGAAGTGAAAAGAGGTAAATTAAGCATTATAAAGTTAAATGATAATGGAATAAAAGATATTACATACGATTTTAAAGGATATAATTTTAGCAAAAATAATGATGTAGATATATCAGTAAAATACAACACTACAAATTCAATTAACAGAACATTAACATTTAATGAACGAAGAAGTTCTACAATCTCACAAAACCCTATAATTTCAAACACATCAAATAGCGTTGATTTAATATTTTTAAAACAAGTAGATAGCTATGATGGATTTGCAAGATATAACGATTGGTTGTTAATGATAATGCTCCAATGTTGTGTATATAAAATAGAATAAAAGAAGAAAGGAGATAACACAATTGAAATATGTATACAGAAAAGATAAATTGCTAAGTTCGGTGTACGATGAAGTACCAGATGATGTTATAATCAACACATACTCAAATGATGAGGATAAAACACCTATAGTAATAACTAATGTACACTATGACAATCCTGTTGTAGATAAAGACACAGGTCAATTAAGAGAAAAAACAAAGTTAGAATTGTATAATGATGGATTGTACAAGCTAGGATATAATGAAATATTTAAGGACGGAGAAATAAAGACAGTAGATTTAGACCCTTACCATAGTATAGAAAACAATCAAATTGTGTTTAAAAAGACTGAACTTTTGAACAAGATTGAAAATGAAATTCACAGAAAAGAGCAGATGGAGAAAGAGAAAGAATTTGAGTTTAAAGGGTATATGCAACCTAACAGAGAATTGCAAGACCAAACAAGCTTGCTTAAAGTAATATCATTACTTAATGCAACACAACAAACAGAGTTTAAGGATTGGAAGATGTATGATGATAAAGGCAAAGAACATTATGTAACACTAACAATTCAAGAGATGATGAAGTTAGCATATATAATGCAACAACAAACCACAAGAGCAATGAGAATAGCAAGCAAGCTAAGAGAAAAGGTTGAAAGTATAACAGACGAAAAAGAATTAATGGAATTTAATGTAGAAAAGGAATGGGTAAGCAACAATGAAGATAACAAAAATTAAAATTGTATTCTACAAAAGCAATTATAGGTGGTGGAGTAGACTTATTAAATGGTGGACTAATTCTAATTATTCACACTGTGAATTGTATGTGAACGATAGATACTTACTAGGTATATCAGATGAACAACAAGTGAGAATTAAAAGATACGATTTATCTAGTGATAAATGGGATAGTATAGACTTAAAAATTGATGATAGACTAGAATGGATAGTTAATGACTTCTTTGAACAAACACAAGGGGCAAAATACGATTGGAAAGCTATAATCCTATCCAACATTTTTAACAGGAGAAAACAAGATAAAACAAAATACACTTGTAGTGAATGGATAAGTGAATTGTTAGACTTAAGGTATAACATTTTTCAACCAAAACGATATTATATGCTAACACCACAAGATGTTTACGATGTATTTAAAAAAATGACCTCACAGAATAAACGAGGTTGAAAGTTTCAAGGTATAGACGATAGTTTATACCTTTTTTAGTTAAAAGTTAATTATACGTTAATTTTACACTAATCGTGCATTAATCGTGCTAAATATATTTTAGAAGTCAATAAATAAAGGAATTAATCGTGCATTAATCATGCGAGATTTAAAAAAAGGAGGTAATAATGGATTGGATAATTGAGATAAACGGCAAGAAGTACAAATTAGTACCACTTGATAACAAAAAAGACCCTTTTGATAACATTTTTAACTACATTCTAATGGTTGAGGGTGGATATTCTAATAATCCAAACGATAAAGGTGGAGCAACCAAATATGGAATAACTGAAAATGTAGCTAATGCATATTATGGATATAAGGTAGTAAGCTTAACTAAAGAACAAGCTAAAGAAATATATTATAAAGAATTTTACCTTAAGAATAAGCTAGATAAAGTAGCAAGTGATAAGGTAGCATTATCAATATTTGACTGGTTAGTCAATAGTGGTACATGGGCAATCAAGAAAGCACAACTAACATTATGTAATTTAGGGTATAAGGTAGATATAGATGGTATCATAGGTAAAGATACCTTAAATAGCTTAAATTCAGTTAATGTTAATGATTTTTTAAATGAGTACCATAGAATACAAAAGTTATTTTATGAGGCAATAGTGTATAACAACCCAAGCCAAAAGGTATTTTTACAAGGGTGGTATAACAGGTTAAACAATAAAATTAAATATATAAAGGAGATGTAGTATTATGAACAAAGGAACAGTATTTGGAATTATTTTTACAGTTTTAGGAGCGATATTAGGGGCTTTATTACCTAAATTAAGGGAATTAACACAAAAGACACCTACAAAGTTAGATGATATAGCATTAGATGTTGTAGTGTATGTTAATTCATTATTTAATGGAGATAGTGGAGAGTCTAAGAAACAAAGAGCCAAAGACCTAATAGAGGCTAAACTAGGACAAACAGTTAAAGAACAAGTCTTAGACAAAGCAGTTGAAAAAGCAGTAACAACTATGAAAGTTGCAGAAGCACAAAAAAAGTCATTAGATGAAGTAGGTACAAAGGGGGAGTAG